TAACCAAGAACCTAATATCAGAAGTGCTCAAGAACCTAATATCAGAAGTGCTCAAGAACCAAACATAAGGGATGCACAACAACCGTATCCGTATATTGCTAATAGTCAAAATCCGTATATTGCAAATGCTCAGCAACCATATCCGTATATTGCTAACGCACAACAACCAAACATAAGGGATGCACAACAACCGTATCCATATATTGCTAATGCAAGACAACCTTCTACGTACCAACATAGGAGTCCGTTTACATATGCAAGACAGGGACAAACACCGTTCACTTATCAACATAGACAACCTAATACATATGCTAGACAAGGTCAAACTCCATTCACTTATCAACATAGACAACCTAACACATATGCAAGGCAGGGTCAAACTCCATTCACTTATCAGAATAGACAGCCTGGCACATATGCTAGACAAGGTCAAACACCTGTAATCAGATGGGATGGTGATTTGAGTCAACAATGGCCAGGAACACCGATATCTTCTTAAGACCTATATACTAGAAACATTTCGGATATTACATTATGAGCAACTTTATTGAATTAAAAGATTTAGATACAGCAGTGTCTACACTTTCTGAAATTAAAGATTTCAAAGATACCTATTTTCATTTAGGGTCATTACAATTATCCTCTGATTACACTTCTAGTAAATCCTTTAAAATTTTAAAATATGCAATGGAAGAAATCCTTCCTCCTATGAAAATATTTACTTGGGGTGAGTTCGAAAAAGAACGTAAGAAAGATAAATGGGCTCTATTCAATGGACTTAAAAATGAGTCTCCTTGTTATCATAAATTTCTACCAATAGGATATACATCAAAACCAAGAACTGAAATATCAGGAATAGCAGGAATGGATACTATGTCTCTAGATGGAAACTACATAGATGTAGAAGACCACATTGATTGGAAAGATGGTTATGTTCCAACAGATGCTGATAAAACATCCTTACAGTCTATGTATTATCATTCAGCAAAAGCACATTGGTTAATACATAGTATTCAAGAAGATGGATTATGGGCGCCAATTCAAGGAAAGGTAAATGAATTAGTAAAGGACTCTCGTTATCAATTACAGATTCATCCTGGCTCAATTAGGTCAGGAGTTTTTGAAGAGATGGGAGACCCCGATTTAGAACTTTGCATTATGGATGAATATGATGCAATCGATTCTCCAAAAATTAGTGTAGAAGAACTTCTTGATTATTGGAAAGGGAAATTAGATAAAAGAGCAACTGCAACGAGTGATGTTAATGCACATTATAACATATCCTTTACCATTATACAAGGTGCATTAGAATACCACACCAGTCTTATGGATGTCTCACACTTTAGACCTATTGTTCACGAGTTTAATAAAAAGGTTCACACTTTATCTAAAGGTAAACCGTTCAATATTTACATTGGTTATGATAGTAGACACCAACAACTACCCATTATTGCAAAGAACTCTATTGAAGAGACTATTAAACGAGGTATGGGTAATGGACATCTTGTAGATGAGATGATGTTTATCCCCGAAATTAAGTTTCTTGACAAGTCTAAAATTCCCGAGTATAATAGAGAATACGCAAATCAATCTACAGAGTTCACTTATAGTAGATTTCTAATACCTTACTTAGAGAATTATGAAGGATTTAGTATGTTCATTGATGATGATTTTATCTTTGAAAAGAGTTTGCTACCTATGTTCTATTACTTACATCCCGATGACGCTGTTGCTTGTATTCAATATCCACAATATAAACACGACTCTACTAAATTTGACGGGGAGATTAATATTGATTATCCCTGTAAACTTTGGTCAAGTTTAATGATATTCAACAATGGTCACGAAGACTGTAAAAAATTAACACCCGAAGTTATTAACACTTGGACTGGAAAACAGTTACATCAATTTGAGTGGACAGACAAGATTAGTAAGATACCCGAAAAATATATCTTTACGGAAGGATACGATGACCCAAAAACTAAATGGGACTTTAATGGAATACATTATACAAGGGGTGGGCCTTGGGTAAAAGGTATGGATTATTCGCATATAAATAATCTAGACATATACAAGAGATGGGAAATACTATCTTGACAAATAACGATTAGTAGTTTATAATATTAGTGAGGTAACTATATGAAAAGTGAATTAATATATGGTGAAGATGGTGTTCTTCACATTACAAAACAAAATGGACTTAGATATTCTTTTGAGAATGTCGACCCACCTGCTTTAGGATTTGAATACGAAGTTTTAATCTACGCAGACTTAGAAATAAAAATAGAAAAGTGGGAAGATGGTAAACATTTTGATGAACAGGAGTCGTTATTTCTAACAGATGCAGATAAGGATTCTATAGAACTTTACATTGAAAACTCTGAACCTCCTTTAGGATTTAATTTAAATAGACAATATATTAATGAGATAAACAATGTATGTCACGATTTTGTTAATGAACAAATGAAAATGATTGGTTTTGATGATTTAAATGAAGTCGTGTATGCAGGTAGAGAAGGTTCTGCTCATCCGAGAAGGTCTGATGCAAGACGTATTATGGAATATGCAGATGCAATTTGGATGTGTTTTGTTCAAGTAGAAGATGAGATTTATAATACTAGGGAAGATACTCTAAAAGATATGCAAGAATACCTCTCTGTTATACCAACACCCTTAACAGCACCCGATACAGTTTAGTATGACTTCACTTGATGTCGTCTATTTGGATAGTCCGTTTAAGGTCAGCACTCTACCATTAGATAAGGTTTATGTTATAGATAACTATCTAGATGTATCATTGCATCATTCATTAGATGATTTTTTTACTAGACAATCACATTGGGCGAAAACTAATCAAGTTAATGGAGATAATCCTACTGGACTTCCACATCATTCTTTTTGGGGTGCATCTTTTCTAACTGGAGTTGATGAACACGCTGATGATTCATTGTTATCCATCCTACCTAAGTGGTTCAATAGAAGATTGCAAACTGATTTTCAATTTAAGTGGGAGAGGTTTCAGTATATGGGGTTGAACTCGCAAACTCAAGGTCTGCACGGAACAACTCATTCAGATTGTAAAGATGAAGATGAATGGAATCTTTCCTTTTTATACTACTATAATAAATTTTGGAATCCTTCTTGGGGTGGGCATTTAAGATTCTACGATGCACCACAACAAGGATTAGAAGGTAGAGATGAACATATAAAAAATCATCAAATCGCAGAAGTTGAGTTTAAACCAAATAGACTATTAATGTTTGATGGTAGAATACCTCACGGTGCTGATGCTCCAAAAGCAAATGCACACTATATGGACAGACGGTCAGTTGTAGTTAGAGGTGATGAAGTAAGATTAGTTAACAATGAGGAGATGTTTCGTGCCGACGATAGAATTTACTTGCTACGATAGTGAGACAGTAAAAAACTTTAGACCCGTCTTAGCAAAAGACGTTTCACCCGATTGGTGGAAACAGATGAAGGTACAATCTTCTCAAGGTACTGTAAAGACACAAACACTACGTTCTTGTCCTGCAATGGATGATTGGTTAAAAAGTGGATGGTTATTAGTTGCAAATCGTGATATGACAATAACTGCAGGGTATCGTAAAGAAATGGACGAAGATACTAATATCTTTGCAACAGCAAATGACCTTAAAGGGTATGCATCACCCTCACACGGTTCTCATCAATTTGATGGTGTGTTTGAATACTTTGGAACGGATGCGCCAATAAAGGATGCATTCAAAATGAGGAATCCTTGGAATATTGTCACACCTGCAGGTTACTCTTGTTTTTACTTAGACCCATTTTTGTTTCAAAATAAATACTTTGCAACTTGGCAAGGAATTATAGATACAGACAAGTTTAACGCTAATATGGATAATGCACAAATAATATTTTATCCTAAAGTTGACCACGGATTCACTATACTAAAAGGAACACCTCTTTGTCAAATTATACCATATAAAAGAGAAGTGTGGAATGCAAGTTATATACAATATGACCACGAAACCTTTCAACGAAATAGGTCAACTATTACAACTAATTTAAATCACGAAAGTATGGATGAGTGGAATAGAAAGAAAGGATTCTCTGAACAGGAAAGAGCAGATACTGGTAAGACTGGTGCTTATCGTAAAGGTTCTTATTGGAACCCAAAAGGCAGATTTTATAGTGAAGAGACCCCACCACCCGAATGTCCTTTCCACGTTTCAGAAGATAAATCTGCACCCGAAGAAATACAATTGGAATTACCTATAGGAGATAATGATGGCAGTTAGATTACTATTCCCAACTTTTGTATTTGAGAGATATCTATTAGACCCAAATTTAAATGAACGACAGGGTATTGATGAAAAGTATTTAAAGATGTGTAAAGACGAAATAGATGCAATGAGAAAGAAAGACCCTGTAGGTCGAAATGTATCTAATAGGTCAGGTTGGCAGTCAGACGATGGTGTCGAATCAAATCCTGGCTTAAGTAAACTGATGAGAAGAATCGAGCAAACATTTATGGATGAAGTCTTGCCATTTCACGGTATAGATACAACAAAATGTACGATACATATTGGTAATGCTTGGGCGAATATAAACGATAAGGGTTCTTGGAACACTCCACATTTACATAATGGATGTTGGTATAGTGGTGTATTTTATGTTAAAGCAGATGGTGATGAGGGACAAATTGTAATGATAGACAAAGACCCTAAAGTAGTATCAGACTTTCCTAATTGCCAAAGAGCAAAAGAACACTTTCAGTATGAACCTAGAGAAGGTAATCTCATATTGTTTCCTAGTGCATTAATGCATATGGTAGCACCAAACACAACAGATAAGGAACGATATAGTATTTCCTTTAATATGAATATGCAATATCACAATCCGACTTATCGCCACGGGAATGTGCAAAATTATAATCCTAATGAATTTGTTTTTGATATTGATGATAATGGAGACCCTATAGTATCATTATAATATAAATAATGATATGGAAATAGTCATAGACCCAACCTTTCTTTGGAACTTCTTTTTAACAGTGGTACTTATACCATTGGGATTCTTCACACGTTCAGTGTTAGCAGAACAAAAACGAGTTGATATCTTAATAAACAAGACTCGTGAAGAAATAGCAAGAGACTATGTTACTAGAGAACAAAATGAAGCAGACTTTGGTAGAATTATGGATACTATAACACGTATTGATGAGAAACTAGACCGACTTCAAACTAAGACCTATTTCCAAGACTAAAAAACATATAAATAGTATTACAACAGGAATACTATTATGTCAGAACCAAACTCAAAAGCATCGTTAAAAGAATACATAAAAAGAAGACTTGGAGCTCCAGTCTTAGAAATAAATGTAGATGATGACCAAATGGATGATAGAATTGACGAAGCATTGCAATACTTTAGAGAGTATCACTATGATGGTTCAATTAAGACCTATCTAAAACATCAGATTACATCGAATAAAAAGACTACGATGAAAACTAACGAGTCTACTACAGAGACTTCTGCTGGTACTCACGCATATGATAATGAGGTGACACTTGAACAACAAAACTATATTGTGTTACCTGAACACGTTCTTGCAGTAATTAACATTTTCCCATTTAACGATAAACATAATATGAATATGTTTGACCTTAGATATCAATTAAGACTCAATGATTTATGGGACTTAACTTCGACTAATATATTGTATTACGAACAAGTACAACAACATATCAATCTGTTAGACCATATTTTAGTAGGTCGTACTCCTATTAGATATAACACACATATGAATAGACTATACTTAGATATGGATTTAGATTCTATCTATGATGATGAGTACATTCTTATTGAGTGTTATAGAAAGTTAGACCCAACCAACTTTACTGATATCTATAATGATATGTGGTTAAAAAGATATTCGACTGCATTAGTTAAGTATCAATGGGGTGAAAATTTATCGAAGTTCCAAGGTATTGCACTTCCAGGCGGAGTAACACTCGATGGTTCTGCAATGAAACAAGAAGCACAAGAAGAGATTACAAAATTAGAAGAAGAATCTAGACTGAATTATGAAATGCCAGTTATGGATATGATAGGTTAGGGATTATGGCAACAAATGTTTTTTTCAACCACGCAGTATCGACTGAACAACACCTCTATGAGGATTTAGTTGTTGAGTCATTACGAATATATGGTCACGAAACATATTATCTACCAAGAGAGGTTATAGAGGAAGACACTATACTTGGTGAAGACGTGCAGTCAACATTCGGTGATGCATATTCTGTAGAAATGTATTTAGAAAATACAGATGCATTTGAGGGAGAGGGAGACCTATTCAGTAAGTTTGGTGTTCAAGTAAAAGACCAAGCAACCTTTGTTATATCTTTAAGAACTTGGGAGAGATTTATATCACTAGACTCCAACCTTGCAACATCACTAAGACCTAATGAGGGAGATTTAATTTACTTCCCTATGAGTGGTTCGATATTTGAAATCAAATTTGTAGAACACGAGAATCCATTCTATCAAGTTGGAAAACTATTTGTGTTCAAAATGCAATGTGAACTTTACGAATACAGTGGAGAAGATTTTGATACTGGTATTGATACAATAGATATTGTTGAAGACCAACAAGCATATCAAATTGTTCTTAATATGGATAGTACAGGTACTGGAAATTATACTGCTAATGAAAGTTTAACTAGAGATGGTATTAATGTTGGTGAAGTGGTATCTTGGACTCCGTCATCACATAAACTTTCTCTAAAAGATAACACTACAACACTACTAGTAGGAGATACTATTGTAGGTGCAAACGGTGCTTCTTATGATATTTCTTCAATTGTGGATGTGTTGTCATTTGATAATGATGGAAATGCACAAAACAAAGACTTCGAAGATAATGCAGACAACTACTTAGACTTCTCAGAAACAAACCCATTCGGTGAGGTCACATAATGTTTGGAACATTTTTCTACAATGAAACTACAAAACGTGCAGTATCTATATTTGGAACTTTGTTTAATAACATAACAATTAAAAAAATTAAAGCAGACGGAACTGTATTGTTTCAACAAAAGGTTCCAATATCATATGGGCCAAAAGAAAAGTTTTTACAAAGACTTAAAGAAGAACCAAATTTAAATGATGGAAGTAGAACTGCAATATCACTTCCACGTATGGCATTTCAATTAAGTGGATTCGAATATGACTCTACTAGACAACAAAACAAACTCATAAGACAATCTAAAACAACACTAGACACTGATGACACTACAAAGAGGTCATATCAGTATCAACCATCACCATACAATCTTAATTTCACTCTTTCTGTTCTTACGAATCAAACTAACGATGCATTACAAATTGTAGAACAGATAATACCATATTTCCAACCTGAATATACAGTTACAATGAAGATGATTGATGATATGGCAGATGTTAGAGATGTACCAATAATATTGAATAGTGTATCTATGGACGAGAACTATGAGGGGAGTTTTGAGGAAGGAAGAACAATAGAATACACATTAGACTTCACTATGAAAATATACTTCTTTGGCCCAGTCAATACAGGGAAAATTATTACGAATGTTATTGAAAGGGACTATATCAATAGTACAAGTGGTCTGTTTACAACCTCTCAAATAAGTAATTCGGGTCTAGTAAAAGAAGTCAAACACTATGAACCTGCATTTGGAGAGGTTGCAAATGCAGTTTCAGGTTCCACAACAGTGACCTTCCCAACTGCAATAAATAGTTCTATAAGTGTAAACGATGAAGTATTTGGTACAAACTTAACAACGAATCCTACTATATCATCAATTGCAAGTAATAAATTATCAATAGTATTGAACAATGCAATTACTATTGATGCAAAAACTACACTTAAGTTTGTTGGTTCGGTAAATCCAAATGACACATTTGTTGTTGCTGAAACAGTAACCTTCTATGATGAGGGTGCTAGTTCAACATATAAAGAAGATACAGAAAATGATGCAAGTTAATTATGACAGACAAAATAGACGACCAATTAAATAACCTATTAGATATATCTACAGATATTAAGAAAGAGACTGAATTAGTTCCTCTTCCTAGTAGAGTACAAAACATAGAAACAGATTACAAGTATGCACGAGAGAACCTCTACAACCTCGTAGAGAGGGGTCAGGATGCAATCGATGGAATACTTGAACTATCTAAAGAAACTGAACACCCACGTGCTTACGAGGTCGCAGGACAGTTAATTAAGACCGTAGGTGAGACTGCAGAGAAGTTAATAGACCTGCAAAATAAATTGAAAAAATTAGAAGGTGAAGAACAAAAAGTTGGAACTCAACACAATCATTTATATGTCGGTTCTACATCAGAGTTACAAAAATTCCTAAAGAAAGAGAATAAGAAAGACTAATGGTTAAACCCACAAATGAGGGATACTTAGGTAACAACCTCATCAAAAGAGCAGGTATTGAACACCAATACTCTAAAGAAGAGTTGCAAGAATACTTAATGTGTTCTAAAGACCCTTGTCATTTCATTGAAAACTACACGCAAATTATATCACTAGATGAGGGATTGGTTCCCTTTAAACTTCGTGGTTATCAAGGAAAACTTATAGACCACTATAACTCTAATCGTTTTAATGTAGTTCTTGCAAGTAGACAGAGTGGTAAATCAATCACATCTTGTGCATATTTACTATGGTACCTCTTATTCCATCCCGAAGTCAATGTAGCAATTCTTGCTAACAAAGGTGCGATTGCAAGAGAGATGATATCCCGTCTTGTGACTATGTTGGAATCGGTTCCCTTCTTTTTACAGCCAGGTGTTAAGATTCTAAACAAAGGTTCTATTGAATTTGCAAATGATAGTAAAGTCGTTGCAGCTGCAACCTCTTCAAGTTCTATTCGTGGTATGTCAATTAACTTATTATACCTCGATGAGTTTGCATTCGTAGAAGGTGCTGAAGAGTTCTATACTTCAACTTATCCCGTTGTGACCTCGGGTAAAGACTCTAAGGTTATTATTACTTCCACTGCAAACGGTGTAGGTAATATGTTCCATAAGATATATGAATCTGCAGTTCACGAACAATCGGAATATAAATCATTTACAATTAACTGGTATGATGTTCCTGATAGAGATGAAGAGTGGAAGAAGATGACTATTGCAAACACTTCCGAAGCACAGTTTGAACAAGAATATGGTAATTCATTTTTAGGAACTGGGTCAACACTTATCAATAGTAATACATTATTGGGTCTTAGAGCAGTAGACCCCGAATGGTATAAAGATAATGTTAGTATATATGACTTACCAAAAAAAGACCATAATTATGTTTGTACAGTAGATGTATCACAAGGTAGAGGGTTGGATTACTCCACATTTACTGTTATTGATGTGTCAGTACAACCATTTAAATTAGTTGCATCATATAGAGACAATATGATATCATCTATGCTACTTCCTGATATTATAAATAAATATGTAAGACCTTATAATGAAGCATTAGTTATTATAGAAAACAATGCTGAAGGTTCTATGGTAGCAACACAATTGCATTATGATATAGAATATCCTAATGTATTTGCACAAGGATTGCAGAAAGCATCAGATATTGGTGTGACTATGAACAGACAGATTAAGAGAATCGGTTGTTCAACCCTAAAAGAACTTTTAGAAGAGAATAGGTTAACACTTGTAGACCGTGCCACCATAACAGAACTGATGACCTTTGTCATTAAAGGTAATAGTTATGAAGCAGATAGAGGGTATCACGATGATTCTGTTATGAATCTAGTGTTATTTTCTTGGTTTGTAACTACACAACAATTTGAATTTCTAACAGATAGAGCAGTTAAAGATTTGCTTTATTCAGAACAACAAAAACTGATAGAAGATGACCTACTACCACCTGGCTTCTTCCATCAAGACGAAGGGGTGGAAACTAGTTTTGTAGATTCCAATGGAGATAGGTGGTTCTCAGATACCTAAATAGTATCTGTTAGAATAACAAAAGTTATAAATAAAACAGTAAGAAAACAAAACTTTTTACAATTAACAGGAGAAAAAGTATGGCATTTCAAGTATCACCCGGCATTCAGGTCTCAGAGATAGACTTAACGAATGTTGTGCCAGCTGTATCATCTACTACAGGTGCATTCGCTGGTTCATTTCAATGGGGCCCTGTTGATGAGGTAATAACAGTTTCAGATGGTAAAGGTCTAGTTGACTCATTTTATGAACCTGCTAATACGGACTCTTCAGCAGAGGACTTTTATACTGCTGAATCATTCCTTAAGTATGGTTCATCATTAAGAGTAGTTAGAATTAATACTACGGGACTGCAGAATGCAAACGCATCTGCTGGAACACAATTAATCACAAATGAAACAAACTATGACGACATCGCAAAAGACGGTCAACTTGCAGCTACAATAGGAAAGTTCACAGCAAAATATGCAGGTGCTTTAGGTAATTCACTTAAAGTTTCAGTATGTGCAAGTGCAGACGCTTATTCAAAGAGTGCAGAGTCAACTGTTTCATCCGAAGAAGCAGTAGGTCAAACACTTATTAGTGTTACTGCTGCAGATGGTTTTATCGTCAGAGATATAGTAGAATTTGCAAACCATAACACATTATACAGAGTAACAGCAGTTGATGCAGGTGCAGATACACTTACAGTATCAGCATTAAGTCAACCTGAAGGAACAGGACTAACAGAAACTGTTCCAAGTGCAACTAGTGTCGCTAGGTCTTGGGAATTTTATAACCTATTCAACAAAGCGCCAGGTAAATCAGCATCTGCAACAAAAGCAGGTGGTTCAGATGACGAAATACACATAGTAGTAGTAGACGAGGATGGAGACATCACAGGAACTGCTAATACAGTATTAGAATCATATGGATTTGTATCTCTCGCATCGGATTCTAAAGATTCCACAGGAAATTCAAACTATTACAGAGATGTAATACACAACGGTTCAGAATATATTTACTGGACTGGACATTCAACTGCAATGTTAACCACTGCATCTGAAACAAGAACACATTTACAATCAGCAACAACTGCTTTCTTAAGACCTTCAACACCTGAAAACTCATCATTGAGTGCTGGTGCAGACGGTAGTGCAGTAACTGCTGGACAAAAACACGCTGCTTGGACAACACATTTTGGAGATGCAGAATCAATAGATTTATCTTTCCTAATAATGGGTTCAGTTGCAGGTGATTCACTTGCTGATTGGACTACAATGGTTAATCAAGGTATTTTACTTGCAGAAACAAGAAAAGATTGTATGTTCGTTGCATCCCCATTAAGAAAGGATTGTCTCGGAACTACAAATACAGAAACAAATCATTTTGCACCAACAAGTGAGTCCAATAGGAACAAAAATGTTATTGCAACAATGAATACTGCAACATCTTCATCATATTGTGTCTTTGACTCAACTTGGGTTTACCAATACGATAGATTCAACGACAGATATGTATGGATACCTGCTAACCCACACACTGCAGGAATTATGGCAAGGTCAGACTTATTAAGAGACCCTTGGTTCTCGCCTGCTGGATTCAGTAGAGGTCAGTACTTAGGAATAACAAAACTCGCTCATAACCCTTCACAATCATCTAGAGATGACTTATACCGTGCAAGAGTTAACCCAGTAGTTACATTCCCAGGCCAAGGAACAGTGTTATTTGGTGATAAAACAGGATTAACAACTACAAGTGCTTTTGACAGAATTAATGTCAGAAGATTATTCATCGTCTTAGAAAAAGCAATTGCAACTGCTGCTAAAGCACAATTATTTGAATACAATGATGCATTCACTCGTGCTCAGTTTAGAAGTGCAGTAGAACCTTTCTTAAGAGATGTTAAGAATAGAAGAGGATTAACAGACTATTCAGTTATTTGTGACGAAACAAACAACACTGATTCAGTGATTGATAGAAACGAATTTGTTTGTTCTATCTTCATCAAACCTGCAAAATCCATTAACTTTATTACTTTAAACTTTGTCGCTACTAGAAGTGGTGTTCAGTTTGAAGAAGTTTACAGTGCAGTTTAATAGGAGTATATAAATGGCAACAATAGACCAATTTAAAGCACAATTAATCGGTGGTGGCCCTCGTGCAAACCGATTTAGAGTGTTCTTACCTCGTGCAGGAAACAAAATAGAATTTCTATGTAAGGCTGCACAGATACCTGCTGCAACAATCGGAGTAGTTCCTGTAAACTTTAGAGGACACATTCTTAAACTTGCAGGGGACAGAACATTTGAACCTTGGAATGTCACTATAATCAACGATGTTGAGTTTAGTGCAAGAACTGCCCTAGAAGCGTGGCAAACAGAAATTCAAGCATTAGACAGTGGAGAGGGTGCAACAGACACTGATTATCTACTATCCCGTGCTTATGTTGAACAATTAAATAAAGACGATTCAGTTCTAGCGAGATATGAATTCTTCAATATGTTCCCTACTTCAATTGGTGCAATAGACCTTTCATACGAAAGTGTAGATGCATTAGAAGAGTTTACAGTTGACTTTGAGTTCTCTCACTGGGAAAGAGTCGTTTAGTGAAATAACACCTAAAATGGTGTTATAAATATCAGTATGGAATTATTTGGTTACGAAATAACTCGTAAGAAAGACGAGTTGAGGAATACGGAAACAGACAAAGCTGTTTCCTTTGTTCCACCTGTTGACGATGATGGAACACCCGTCATACAAACGCAGCCTGGTGGATTTATCACTGGTGGTGCGTATGGTTCATATGTAGATATGGAAGGTGGTATCAAGAATGAGGTTGAACTCATTCGTAGATATCGTGAAGTATCTCTTATACCCGAGTGTGATTCTGCTATCGAAGACATAATTAATGAGTGTATCACATCTGATTCATCGGATAGAATTGTATCACTCGACCTCAGAGATGTTAAACTCTCTGATAGTATCAAAACAAAGGTACAAGACGAGTTTGCATACATCTTATCCTTAATGAAGTTCAATCAGAACTCTCACGAAATATTCAGAAAGTGGTACGTTGACGGAAGAATCTATCTTCATAAGGTAGTGAATTCTAAACGTGAGAAAGCAGGTATTGTAGATTTACGTATCATTGACCCCCTAAAGATGAAGAAGATACGAAATGTAGAAAAGGAAAAGGATGCAAAAGGGGTTGATAAAATTAAAAAAGTTGAAGAGTATTTTGTCTTCAACGAAAAAGGTTTTGATAAGTCAGGTGGACAAGATGGTGCCACTCTGAAAATCGCACCTGAAGCTGTAACTTTTACAACTTCGGGTTTATTAGATTACACTAGAAATGTTGTAATTGGGTACCTTCATAAAGCATTGAAAACTGCAAATCAGTTGTCAATGATGGAAGATGCACTTGTTATCTATAGGATATCTCGTGCTCCCGAAAGAAGAATTTTCTACATTGATGTAGGAAACCTTCCAAAAGCAAAGGCAGAACAGTACCTTGCAGATGTAATGAACAAGTATAGAAATAAACTTGTTTACAATGCAGATACTGGTGAAATCAAAGACGATAGAAAACATATGTCGATGATGGAAGATTTTTGGTTACCAAGAAGGGAAGGTGGAAGAGGAACAGAAATTAGTACACTTCCAGGCGGACAGAATTTATCAGAGATAGAAGATATAGAATACTTTAAAAAGAAACTATATCAATCTTTGAATGTCCCTAGAAGTAGATTAGAAGCAGATAACGGATTCAATATGGGTCGGTCTTCTGAAATTTCTAGAGACGAACTTAAATTTAATAAGTTCACAAACAGACTTCAAAAGAAGTTTGCAAGAGTGTTTGTTGATATACTAAGAACACAACTTGTACTTAAGGATATAATTCCTGCAGAGGAGTTTGATAAAGTTAAAGACTTTATGCAGTTTGATTTTGCAACAGATAATCATTTCACAGAGTTGAAAGATTCAGAAATTGTAAGAGAAAGACTAGATACACTAAGTCAAGCAAGTGAGTATGTTGGTAAATATTATAGTCACGAGTACATACGAAAGTATATACTTAGACAAACTGAAGACGAAATTGCTATTCTTGACCAACAAATAAAGGACGAGAAAGCAGCAGGTGGTGATGAAGATGATGATGATTTTGGAGGATTTTAAAAAATGGTAGTAGATAGTAAAAAAATTGTAGACCACATCGAATCAGGTGAATGGAATGATGCTAAAGAAGCAATCTTTGATGGAATCAAAGGTAAAGCAGCAGAAACCGTTGATATGAAACGATTAGAAATTTCTACGGATTGGGTATCCAATCCTAGTGATAGTGCAGAGTAAATAATGAAATCGTTTCTTACAATGTCTCGAGAATTGCACGAAGCAAAGTTCAAAGTACCGAATGGTGAAAAGGAACTGAAGAGAGATATTGAGAAACTTGGTGGGAAAAGAGTAGAAATAACCTTTACCCAAGATAAAAAGGGCAGGATTCACGTATATTTAAACGGTGATGATTTCACTGGTGGAAACCCATATAAAGATATGAAGACTGCAGAAAAAGAAACAAAGGATATGAAGAAAATAATGCTTCAAATGTCCTATGACGGAATTAATACTGGAGATATTTTAGATGAAATTAATATCAGAATTTAATGACTACGGGGTTCAACCTGTAATTATAGAACAAAACGAAAAGGGTGAGAAGGAATACTTCATTGAAGGTATTTTTATGCAGTCTGAAATAAAGAACAGGAATGGTCGTGTCTATCCTAAAGAAGTAATGAAAAAGGAAGTAAGTAGATACGTCAATGAATTTGTTAAGAAATCCCGTGCATTCGGAGAGTTGGGTCATCCTGATGGGCCAACAATTAACCTTGACAAAGTATCCCATTTAATTACATCACTAGAAGAAGATGGTGATAATTATATTGGAAAAGCAAAGATTTTAAGTACACCAAACGGTCAAATTGTAAGAAATTTAATCGATGATGGTGCTAAGTTGGGTGTTTCATCTCGTGGTCTAGGTTCACTAGAACAGAAAGGTGGTGCTCAATACGTAAAAAGTGACTTTCAACTTGCAACTGCAGGTGACATTGTCGCAGACCCATCAGCACCTGAAGCATTTGTAGAAGGTATAATGGAGGGTGTTGAATGGATATATGAAAATGGTATCCTAAAAGCACAAGAACTGGATATGATGAGAACCAACTTGAAGACTGCAAAGTTAAATCAGTTGGAAGAAGTCAAACTAAATACTTGGAAAAGGTTTGTTAAGAACCTCTAATGTATAAATAAATAATAGAATAAACTCATTTAATAAGAGTTATACTCAAACAGGAGAAAAGAATGGCAGAGTTAGAAAATAACCTAGAAAGTGCAATAGAGGAAGGTGTTCAACCTGATTCTAAAGCTGAAAAAGGTGACTCAAAACCTATGAAACAAGGTTCATCCGACGCCGCTAAAATTGAAAGTGGTAAAGGTGAAGTCGTCAAACCTGAAGAAAATCCTGTTGACAAAGCTGTTGCATCAGTAAAAAGTGCAGAGAAAGGAACCAAAGAGGTGAGTGGAGACGCTCAACAAAAGGGTGAATCTCCTGCAGAGAAGCAACCACAATTGAAAAAAGTTAAAGAAGGCGAAGATTCTGAAAAGGATACTCCTTCTAAAATGGAAACAATTAAGGCAATGGTCAACGCAATGAAGGGAATGGATAAAGAAAAACTTCAGGCAATGTACTCTAAAGTCAAAGATGACGAAGAGGAAGTTGACGAATCCTTAACTAAGGCAGAAGTCGCAAGACAAATCGTTGAACTTATGAAAAAGAAAGACGATGAAGATGTTAAGAAAGTAATGTCAGAAATGGACGATTCAGAAGAAGATGATGTCGAAGACGAAGATGATGACGAGGAAAAAGTAGATGAAGAAACTTCTGCTAAACTCGAATCAAGTTTGTTAGAGATGGAAATCGATGACGACCTATCTGCAATCTCAGAAGCATTAGACTTATCAGAAGAAAATACTGAAAAGGCGAGAACAATCTTTAAAGCTGCAGTATCTTCAAAAGTATCTGAAATCAAAACAGAACTTGAAGAACAATTTAACACAAATTTAAAAACCTCAACAGAAGAAGTCAAACAAGACCTTGCAGAAGCAGTGGACAAGTATATGACTTATTGTGCAGAAGAGTGGACGAAAGAAAACGAACTTGCAATCGAAAGAGGTTTGAGGTCAGAAATGACAGAAAACTTTATAGAAGGATTAAAAACATTGTTCGTAGAACATTATGTTGACGTTCCTGAAGATAAGTATGATGTTATTGACGAACTCGCAAATCGTCTCGATGAGATGGAAGCGAAACTTGACAGTGAAGTATCTAAAAATATGGAAATTGTTGAGGAGAACGACCAACTTAAGAGAAGTAACGTGATAGAAGAGGCCTGCAAAGACCTAACTGAATCACAAACGGAAAAAATGGTTTCATTATCAGAAGGTGTAGACTTTTCAGACATCGAAGACTTTCAAGAGAAAGTTAACGAGTTGAAAGAAGCTTACTTCCCAATTGAAGGTGAAACGATGGCAGAAGAAACTATTGAAGTAGAAGGAATTGGAACTTTAGAAGAAGAAACATCTTCAGAAAAGGTTTTAGACCCAACTATGAATAAGTACGCTACTGCTTTGAGAAAACTTAAACCATTAGGTTAATTTAAAGGAGAAACTTAAATGTTTTTATCAGAAAACTTACAAGAAAAGTGGCAACCGATTCTAGAACACTCCGATTTACCAAAAATCGAAGATAACTACAAACGTGCTGTTACTGCTGTAATCTTAGAAAACCAAGAGAACGCTCTCAACGAAGAGAGAACTACCCTTGAAGAGGCAGCACCTTTAAATGCTACTGGAAGTTCTGCAATTAGTAATTGGGACCCAATCCTAATCTCACTAGTACGTAGAGCTATGCCAAATCTCGTTGCTTACGACATTTGTGGTGTTCAACCAATGACAGGCCCAACTGGTCTTATCTTTGCTATGAAAGCAAGATATAACGACTATCCTTCTGCTGGAAGGGAGTCACAATCAGAAGCATTAGGTATTAACGAACCTAGAACTGGAGAGTCCGCTACTAACGGGCCTAACGGTTCTGCAGGTGTTGATGCTGACCCATCTGGCGACCCATTCGCTAGTGCATATGCAACTGATACTTCAGGCGGAATGTCAACTGCAAACGCAGAAGCTTTAGGAGATTCATCTTCTAACGCATTTAACGAAATGTCTTTCTCTATCGAGAAAGCTACAGTTACTGCTACATCCAGAGCATTAAAAGCAGAGTACACACTCGAACTTGCTCAAGACTTAAAAGCAATCCACGGTCTTGATGCAGAATCAGAACTTGCAAATATTCTTTCATCAGAAATCCTTGCAGAAATCAACAGAGAAGTTGTTAGAAATGTAAACTTACAAGCTAAAACAGGTGCATCAGCAACTGCAGTTAGTGGTACATTCAACTTAGATGTAGATGCAAACGGAAGATGGTCAGTAGAGAAGTTTAAAGGTTTGTTATTCCAAATCGAAAGAGAAGCTAACGTAATTGCTAAAGAATCACGTAGAGGTAAAGGTAACTTTATCCTATGTTCTTCAGACGTTGCAAGTGCTCTTTCAATGGCTGGTGTATTAGATTACGCACCTGCACTTTCAACTAACTTGAACGTAGACGATACTGGTAATACTTTTGCTGGTGTTCTAAACGGAAGAGTTAAAGTATACGTTGACCCATATGCGGCTTCAGACTACTTAACAGTTGGTTATAGAGGTACTAACCCTTATGACGCAGGATTATTCTATTGCCCATACGTTCCATTACAAATGGTTCGTGCAGTCGGTGAGAATACATTCCAACCAAAAATTGGTTTCAAAACTAGATACGGAATGGTATCTAATCCTTTTGTCGGTGCTACACCTTCAAACGGACTTGCATCCAATGGAACGAACTTCTATTACAGAAAGATGGCAGTGTCTAACATTCTGTAAGACGAAAGTCTCATTACCTTCGGGTAATACTAAAAAGGTCTCTTACGAGACCTTTTTTTTTGTTTAGTGACTTCAATCGTTCAATGTCTAGGGAATACCCTATTCTTTACACCGTGTCCTTCTAGTGAGGCCTTACCTCAATTTTATCTAGGTCAATAGGTAGTGACCATAAAGAAATTCGTTTACCACACAATCCCAATTCGTCAAAAATTTCAAGTGTTTCTCTGTTCGGATTCTATCCACACCTCACGATTATATGC